GAGGTCAAGTCTGTGTGTGACACGGTAAAACCTAACAAGGTGCGCGTGTTGTACTGGGACACTAAGGTCTGTCGCGACGAAGCGTATGAGATGCACGAGCTAGATGATCTAGTGAAGTCAACCAAGCCAGCAGGTGGCGGTGGCACGTGTGTTGAGTGTGTAACAGAGTACATGCAGGAGCAGGGCATCAAGCCGCAAGCGTGTATCGTCCTAACAGATGGTGACTTGTATCGCGGATGGGGCACGTGGAATACGCCTGTGTTGTGGTGCATCTTGGACAACGACAGCAAGAAGCCCGACGTGGGTACAACTGTACATATCAAATCAAGGGAGATGTAAGATGGCAAAATGGAAGGAGATACCGTTGGGTAAAGTTAAGAACTTATTCATGGACGCGCAGGAGAAACTCGAGGATGAGAAAATGCTCGACGAAGTATTCTACAACGTCATGGGTCGTTACCCACTCAAGGGTGAGGCACTGAAACAGTCTTTGGACGAGAAGGCTGAAGACGAATGTTAGCAGGAATGTGTTTGGCCCTAGCCATATACCATGAGGCGCGAGGTGAACCGCTTCATGGGCAGCTTATGGTTGCCAAGGTAATAGTAAATCGGATGGAGTCAGATAGGTGGCCGTCCGACATGTGTACTGTTATCAAACAGCACCGACAATTCTCGTTCGTTCGGAAGGGTAAAGCACCAAAGCCTAGAGATAAGGTAGCATGGGCTATGTCGCAAGCTCTGGCGGCTGAGATACTAAAAGACCCTAGCATACTGCCATACACAACCGCAGATCACTTTCATACGACGCAAGTCAAACCGGTATGGCGCAAGGCACTTTACAGGGTTGCACGAGTAGGACAACATATCTTCTATTCGTACGATCATCCAACGGCTATACAAACTAGCCTACGACCCGAGACTAGACCTAAGAAGTTATGAGGGTATCGTGTGAGACGGGGTTATTCGATAGTTAATGTTAGCGCATTTGGTAGCGAATCAATCCAGAAGACGTGACCAAAAACAACTGCCCCTAAGCGATTGTGGTTACGTTTTACCGCCTCACTCGACTTTTATAAATCACGCTAACGACGTTAGCAACAACAACTTTCGGGCAGGTGCCCGAATACAAATGGAGACTACTATGGGATATCAAGATCAAAGAGTACCTGCACTTATAGCCGCCCAACCTTCTGCAGACGCATTAGACGCATTTAACGGAGCGCGAATTATACACGAACTAAAAGACTTCTGCACTGCGATTGAGAAGTCTATTGGGGCGCGTGGAGTTAAAACAGTTATGAGAACTGCGAACACTGCGTGGGTTTACATGGAAGGCGAAGACATGGCGATGGGGTGGGTAGGCTACGGTGACTTCCAGACCAGCCGAACCGCAAAGGATAACAAGTACGCCGTGTATGCACGAGGTATACGCAACATGAAGTACAACGACATGAACGAGCAACACTTTATGCGTGTGGCCCTGAAGATGGATGTGGCCCTGAAACATGCCAAGGCGTACTTAATTAACTACTCTACATCCGAGACTGCGCAAGCCCTGAGTGTACCCGTGAGAAGAGATGTTGATGAGGTACGCAAAGCAGCACAACGTGCGTACCAAGTTGCTTTAGACGTTCTTGGTATAGAGTCAAGTAAGTACACTAACAAAACTGGTCCACTCTTACAGGAGCTAGGTTACATGGTGCTGAGTGGGCATACCTTTACAAGCCCTGAGTTGGGCGCAAACATCCAAGACATGCTCAACAAGAAGAAGATAAGCTCCCGTTTCAAAAACGACGCTGTTGTGCCTATGGACTTCGTGCGCGTGTACACAACGAGCTACGGCGAACAACGTGTGGACACTGTGCGGATAAAAGACATAACACATTACAGGCGTGAGGTAGACACAGACCACAACCGGACGTGGCTTGCCAAAGAACTACCCGAAGAACTTATGGGTAAGATCGCGGTCATGGCTATGTGTCAAGACGATGAGTTCGTAGAGGACGTGGGCTTCAAGGTAAGCGACAATATGTTCTACCTCTATGTAGAAGATGTTACCACGTGAGTACGTCAGACGATAGCACATACCGAGTAATCCTATCAAACGAGACTAAAACTGTCTCCGTGGAATGCTTTGGTATGTACCCGCTTGACAGAAGTGTTGACGGTACTTATGCTTCTGTGGACGAGCTACCTCTATGGATACAATCTAAGCTGGCTGTATTGTCTATGCTAGATGTCCCACCACCACTAAGTGATGTGGAAGGTGTGGGCAGTAAGCTAAGTCCTTATCTATATTGGGTGTACCCTTAAATTCGGGCAGGTGCCCGAAACTCAACGGGGTGGTTAGCGCCACCCCCACAACTGGTATCGATGGAGATTACTATGACCCCCGAAGCAAAAGTTAAGAAGGTTGTCACTAAACAACTGAAAGAATTAGGTGCGTATTATTTTTACCCTGCCACTGGCGGCTACGGCAAGAGCGGTGTGCCTGACATAGTAGGGTGTTACAAAGGGTTCTTCTTTGGGTTCGAGTGCAAAGCTGGCAAGAACACAGCCACGCCCCTGCAAAAAAAGAACCTCGCGGAGATCAATGCCGCAGATGGTTTGGACCTGATAGTTAATGAAGAGAACATGCACGACGTTTCAGAAATATTAGAAGACGAAGCGAACCATCGTAACTTTTCAAACATATACTAACACAAGTGGCTAAGCTGTGAGAGGCCCGTGACATAGTACAACATCCACAGCAATATAGGCAAAGACAACTCCACCCAAGACACTCTTCTTTGTGACTATATCGGAGAAACCACGAGACGGTTAGTCCCTGCGTTCACGCGTGGGGCACCTAACAAATGAGGAGGAGTACAATGGAGAACGGAAAGCTAAACCCGTTTCAAGAGAGCGAACTGAAATACCTGAGACAACAGGTAGACAGGTTACAAGAAGAAGAAAACCGCAGGGACGCTCACCCCAATGCAAAACGTGACCTATGGGTTGCGCGTGACGAGTTAAATAATTTTGTGCAAGAAATGCGAAAAGCAGGAGTGAACATATGAATAAAGTAGACCTTATGGGCGTGAAGGATAAGAACGCGTTTAGCGCGGCCCTAAAAACAACCAAGCATGGTGACAGTATAAGATATCACACTGGGTACTACGCAGGGGGATTGTTTAAACACGATGCCCTTATGGCGGCAGAAGCGAGATTGGTAAACCTCGTGCAGAAGAAGTTAGGTGCAGGGCTGTTCCAATACATAGCACAACGCACCAAGAAGCGTTTTAACAAGTAACCAAGGAGAACGACATGGTTAAGAAAATAAAGCACGGCAAGAAGCAAGAAGCCGTATGGTCTTACAAAGTTGACCACCCACTAGCCTCGGCAAGCGAAGTTGCGAAGGCCACCAAAACATCCTACGGGTACGTGTACAAACTGTTCCAAAAGATCGGCACGCCAAAGGAAGTGATTGAAACGGCAGTTAAAGCAAAAGTAGACGCGTGGGTTATCCCAGAGACGTCCGAATCGCCGGGGCCACGTTCACACTCACGTGGTAGTATCTTAGACACAGCCAAAGAGTATGTGACTAAGGACCGAGCGGCTGACCACGGTGACATGGAAGATAACTTTCAGCGCATTGCCGCCTATTGGAACACACACCTTGGGTTAATAAGTTACATCAAGGACACTGATGTCGCTGTTATGATGACCCTGCTGAAGGTAGCACGTATCCATTCAAACACTGCAAATGCTGACAACTGGATCGACGCTGCAGGTTACATGGCATGTGGTGGTGAGTTAGCTGGTAAAGACTGATGGACCTTATAACCTTAGACTTTGAAACATTTTACGACAAAGATTATTCTCTGCGTAAGATGACAACAGAAGCCTACGTCCGTGATCCTCGTTTTGAGGTGATCGGCGTGGCTGTAAGAGTAAACAACGGAGAAACGGAGTGGGCTAGTGGCACGCATGAACAGATTAAAAAGTACCTCAAGACCTTCGACTGGGGCAAAGCTATGTTACTTTGTCATAATACTATGTTTGATGGTGCCATTCTTAATTGGCGTTTTGATATTCGTCCTCGCATGTATACCGATACTTTGTGTATTGCCCGTGCCCTTCATGGGACTGAAGCTCGCGCAAATCTCGGGGCGTTATCTGAAAGGTACGATATCGGCGTTAAGGGGACAGAAGTCTTGGACGCACTTGGAAAGCGGCGTGGAGATTTTGGACCCGAAGAACTAGGTGCGTACGGGGACTACTGTATCAATGACGTGATCCTAACCTATAAGTTGTTTAGTATTATGGCACGTAAGTTCCCTAAGTCGGAGCTACAGTTGATCGACCTCACCCTGCGTATGTACACTGAGCCTACGTTAGAGTTGGACGACGCCCTGTTAACCTCACACCTCGACGACATCAAAGAGCGTAAGAGTAAGCTGTTAGTAGATGCAGGTGTGACGGACAAGAAAGAGCTTATGTCTAACCCCAAGTTCGCTGAGTTGCTAAAGGGGTTTGGTGTTGAGCCACCTATGAAGATTAGCCTGACGACAGACAAGGAGACGTTCGCGTTTGCCAAGTCAGACGAAGGGTTCAAAGCATTACTCGACCATGAGAACGAGAAGGTACAATCTCTAGTAGCTGCACGCCTTGGCAGTAAAAGTACCTTGGAAGAAACGCGGACGCAAAGGTTCATAGACATCTCTGCGCGTGGCCTTCTACCCGTACCTGTAAGATATTATGCAGCACACACTGGACGGTGGGGCGGGGACGATAAGATCAACCTGCAAAACCTACCTAGCCGTGGGCCGAACGGTAAGAAACTAAAGAGTAGCATTGTGGCTCCCGAAGGGTATTCTCTGATCGACTGTGACAGTTCGCAGATCGAAGCGCGTGTGTTGGCATGGCTGGCAGGGCAAGATGATCTGACTAGCGCCTTCGCCAAGGGTGACGATGTGTATAAGCACATGGCGTCCAGTATATATAACGTGCCAGTAGATGGGGTGAGCAAGGACCAAAGGTTCGTGGG